GGTAACATCTGTATAGAGTATGAGTGTTGGAACAAACCATCTGGTATCAGAGCAACTGAATCAGACTATTGGTTTCATAACTTATGCGTAGGAGATAATGAGTTTTGTACTCTTGTATTTAAAACAGATGTTCTTAGAACTATTGTTGATGAGCTTGATAGTTTTAAAACAGTATGTGGTGGAGACCACAACGCAAGTAAAATGTTCTTAGTTAATCTTCAAAAGTTATTCTCTTCAGATGTTATCAAAGCATTTAAGGAGACTGAAGATGAAAAAAAATAAAGAAACACTTGACACTTCCTCTCAAGAAGTATATAATAAACTGTCGGCTAAAAAAATAATAGCTGAATCTGGTCATTGGTATACTCAAAAAGGAGAGCCAATGTACACTATCATTGGTGCCAATGGTAAAGAAAGAAACACTACTTTAAGAGACGCTAAGAAAGAACACTTAGTACCCTCTGTAACTACTGTACTTGGTATGATAGCCAAACCTTCTTTAGAGAACTGGAAAATAAATCAAGCACTTAACTCTGCTTTAACTTTAGAGAAAGACCCTTTAGAATCTATAGAAGAATTTGCATACAGATGTAAGCAAGACTCTAAAAGAATAGGACAAGAAGCTGCAAAAAAAGGTACCAAGATTCACGCCATGATTGAACGTGGTTTCTTAGGAGAAGGCACTAGTAAAACTTATAAAATTATTCAAGCTTGGTTAGATGAAAATTTTCCTAATGAAGAATGGATAGCAGAGGATTCTTTCTGTGCTGATTTAGGTTACGGTGGTAAGATAGATTTATATTCTAAGTCCGGTATCTTTGTAGACTTTAAAACTAAAGACAACTTAGAAGGCAAAGACCCAGCTAAGTTAGTATATGATGAACACGGTATGCAGTTGTCTGCTTACGCACAAGGTTGTGGTTACGATGATGTTGAAAGAGTATCTATCTTTGTTGATAGAGAAGACACAGAACTAATAGCCTGTCATATATGGGATAAAGAATCTCAAGACAAACACAGAGAAATGTTTAACAGTATTTTAAATTATTGGAAACTTGTAAAGAATTATGAATCAAAAAAAGTCTAAACAAATAAGACGCAGAGCAGAAACTTTACTCATAGATTGGATTAGAACTATGGTTCCAGAAGGCGAAGACGCTACTAAAATTACTAAGAAAAACTTACATGAATTTTTACCAGAGCAAACACATATCTTTGCTAACAATAAATTTATGTTAAGTGCATACAGTCTAAGGTGGTTCATTAAAAAAGTTAAGAGAAATCCTAACGTAACCTTAGAAGAACTAAATGCCTAGAAGAGTACCTAGAAAACCCAGACCTAAAAAAGTTAATGTACCTAAAGGGTACGATAGCAAATGGGAATATGATATACATCAAACTATTCTTAAAGGATGGAAACATCATTGGGAAAATATAAACTATGTTGTTAAGCATAGGTATGAGCCAGACTTTGTAAAGATATTTGATGATAAGATTATATTGTTAGAGGCTAAAGGTAGGTTTTGGGATTATGCAGAGTATAGTAAGTATATACATATCAGAGAAGCACTTAATGAACATAGAGAGTTAGTCTTCTTGTTTCAGAAACCTTATGCTCCTATGCCACAGGCTAAGAAAAGAAAAGATGGAACTAAAAGAACTCATGCTGAATGGGCAGAGTCAAATAATTTTAGATGGTATAGTGAAGAAACATTACCGGAGGAATGGAAAGATGGCTTATAAGTTTAGTGAAGATAAAAGTTTAATAGAGATAAGAACTTATATAGATAGAACTTACGATGCTCATTACGGTAATGGCAAGTACCAAGCAACTGATATGATTATAGATGCCGGACACGGAGAAAGTTTTTGTGTTGGAAACATAATGAAGTATGCCATGAGATATGGTAAGAAAGATAACAAGAAAGCAGAGCTGTTAAAGATAATACACTATGCTATAATAACATTACATTTACAGGAAGAAGAATGATTGAAGATAAAGTAGGGAAGAAACCTTATCTAGGTATTGATATAGATTATGATAGAGAAAAAACATTTGATAAATTTAGTATAGACACATTAAAAGATAGATACTTTTGGGAGAATGAAACACATGCACAAGAAGCATTCGCAAGAGCCTCCGTATTCGGAGCCACCTTCAAAGGTGAAACTGATTTTGAACTTGCTCAAAGACTTTATGACTACTGTTCCCACCGTTGGTTCATGTTCAGCACTCCTATACTTAGTAATGGGGGTACAACAAGGGGTCTTCCTATCAGCTGTTTTCTCAATTATGTACCTGATAGTAGGACTGGGTTATCTTCTCATTATGACGAGAACATATGGTTGGCGAGTTCAGGCGGAGGTATCGGTGGATATTGGGGCGACATTAGAAGCAACGGTATTTCTACTGCTCACGGTAGTAAGTCTACTGGTTCAATACCTTTCATGCATGTAGTTGATTCTCAGATGTTAGCCTTTAATCAAGGCACTACAAGACGAGGAAGTTATGCTGCTTATATGGACATAAGCCACCCAGAGATTGAAGAGTTTATAAACATGCGTAAAGAATCTGGTGGAGATATAAACAGAAAGAATCTTAATCTACATAACGGTATTAATATAACTAATGCATTCTTAAATGCTGTTGAGCAAGATGAAGACTGGAGATTGATTGACCCTAAAAGTAATGAAGCTGTTAAGATAGTAAACGCTAGAGATTTATGGTGGCAGATTATACATGCCAGAGCAGAAACAGGTGAACCTTATATGGTAAACATAGATACCTGTAACAAAGCATTACCGAAAGGACAAAAAGATTTAGGACTAAGTATAAAACAAAGTAACTTATGTTCAGAGATTACATTACCAACTGACAACGAAAGAACAGCAGTATGTTGTTTATCTTCAGTAAACTTAGAACACTTTGATAGTTGGTCAAAGGAAGATAACTTTATACAAGACTTAATAACTATGCTTGACAATGTATTACAACATTACATTGACAATGCAATAGATACAACACAGTTAGGAGAGTATAGTGCAAACTTTAAAAGATTTCAAAAATATGTTAGAAAAGGTAAAGAAGGATATACTAAATCTGCGTATTCGGCATATAGAGAAAGAAGTCTCGGCTTGGGTGCGATGGGGTTTCATGCGTATCTCCAATCTAGGAACATACCTTTCGAGGGAATATACGCAACTGGTTTTAATCATAAGGCATTCACCTTTATCAAATCTAGAGCCACTCAAGCTACTAAAGAGTTGGCTAGTGAAAGGGGTGAAGCTCCTGACATACATGGTTCAGGTAAGCGAAATGCTAATCTCATGGCTATTGCTCCTAATGCTAGTAGTGGGATTATATGTAGTGGCACTTCCCCTTCTATTGAGCCTTATAGGGCTAACTGCTATACTCATAAGACTTTGTCAGGAAGTTATCAAGTTAAGAATAAATATTTAGAAAGAGTTTTAAAATCAAAAGGATTAAAAGTAAAAGAGCTTGAAGATGTTTGGAAAGATATATCTGGTAGTGAAGGTTCAGTACAACATTTAGATATTCTTGATGATAAAGAAAAAGAAATATTTAAAACAGCTAATGAACTAAATCAAATATGGATTGTAGAACATGCTCATCAAAGACAACAGTTTGTTTGTCAAGCACAGTCAGTTAATCTTTTCTTTACTTTACCTAAAGCAACAGAGCCTCAAGAAACACACGATGAATATATGCAATATGTAAATGATGTTCATTGGTATGGTATGAAAAAACTTAAATCACTTTATTACTTCAGGTCTAACGCAGCTAGAAGTGTAGAGAATGTAAACGTAAAAGTTCCAAGAATCAAGTTAGATGATGTGGAATGTATAGCCTGTGAGGGATAATATGATAAAAGAAAAATTATATGATGCTTTGTATGACAAATATAAAGCAAGACAATCAGAAGCTTTGTGCAACATTCAATTATATTTTAGAGAAGGTGTCGGTGTAGCTGACCATCCTAATACAGTAGAGACTGTAGATAAATTATTTTGTGAGTATGCAGAAGCAACAGAACACTTAAAATTATTAAAGGAGAATAAGTATGAGCTTGTTGGGCAATAGAGATTATTATAAACCGTTTGAATATCCATGGATGTTTGATTATTATGTATTACAAAATCAAATGCATTGGATGCCTGAATCTGTACCTATGCATACAGACGTTAAAGATTGGCAAGAACTAACACCAGTAGAAAAGAATTTACTGACACAAATATTTAGATTGTTTACTCAATCAGATGTAGATGTAGCATCAGGTTATATAGATAAGTATATGCCTATATTTAAAAAGCCAGAAGCTAGAATGATGATGAGTTCTTTTGCTAACATGGAATCAATACATCAACATGCTTATAGCTTGTTACTTGATACAGTTGGTATGCCGGATATAGAGTACAAAGCTTTTGCAGAGTATGAAGAGATGGCAGACAAACATGATTACGTTGGAAACTTTAAACCTTCTAAAGCTAAGAAAGAAACTATAGCTAAAACCCTAGCAGTTTACTCGGCTTTTACAGAAGGACTACAACTCTTTAGTAGCTTTGCAATCTTATTAAACTTCCCTAGGTTTGGTAGAATGAAAGGCATGGGTCAGATAGTTACTTATTCTATTCGTGATGAGTCTATGCATGTTGAAGCTATGACTAAATTATTTAGAGAGTTTATAAAAGAAAACATAGAGATATGGACAGATGATTTTAAAGCAGAGCTATACCAAATATGTAGACACATGGTAGAACTTGAAGATAAATTTTTAGACCTTGTCTTTGATATGGGAGACATACAAGGATTAACTAAGAAAGATATGTATGCTTACAATAGATACATAGCTGATAGAAGATTACTTCAACTTGGTTTAAAAACTAACTACGACCAGAGAGAGAATCCTCTTGGTTGGATTGATGAAGTCACAGGTGTAGAACATCAAAATTTCTTTGAAGGGAGAGCAACTACTTATATGAAAGCTGGTCTTAGAGGAAGACAAGATAACGTCAGCTTTGCAAATTTAGAAGAGAGTAATGAATAACAATCAAGAAGCTAACTTAGTAAGTTTTAAAATACTTTTAACAAGAGATAATAAAATTGTTACGGAGTTTAGTACTTTGCCAGAAGATAAAGTTGATGAGGTGTTTCCACCAGACGATAGACCACTAATGAAAACAATAGTTAGAAGTGGTAAAGAAAAATTAGGAGACCTTCACGATTACTTTCAAAGACAACTCAACTCTTTGAAGTAGGAAAATAAATTGTAATAGGTTCTGATTTACCTTTTACTAATATACTATCTATCTTTTCATAATCAAATACATCCCCTGCTAACTCTTTAGTATATTCAGATATAATTATCTTCCATTGTTTATAATCGTTTCTACCAGCAGTAGCCTCAAGTCTAGCACTTAGGTTTACTGCATCTCCTACGACAGAGTAATCAAAGCGTGTCTCACTTCCCATGTTACCAACAATACAAGTTCCAGAGTTGACACCAGTTCCTACATTAATAGGTGGTAATCCTAACTCTTGTTCTTCAAACTGTTTATTAAGTTCTATTATAGCTTGTTCTATTTCTATTGCAGATTTGATAGCTAGTTCAGCATGATTATCACAGGCTAATGGAGCATTCCAAAAAGCCATAATACAATCGCCCATATACTTATCAATAGTCCCACCATTGGCTAGTATAATCTTTGTCATCTTATCAAGATAAGTATTAATTAATTCTACTAGTCCTTCAGGGTCATCTTTATTTTTAAATACTTCTGATACTGGAGTAAAGCCCATGATGTCAGTAAATAAAAATGTCATCTCTTTTCTTTCTCCACCTAACTTTAAAAGCTCTGGATTCTTTTGTAACATAGATACCATATCTGGAGAAAGGTAAGTACCAAATTGTTTCTTTATCTGTTGTCTTAGTTTAAATTGTGTTCTAAAGTTTATATAGAATTGTTGAGTAGCTAAAAGTGTCATACATGTCATACTCCATGTAAAGTCTATTAGTAAATTATTAGTAACAAAGTAGTATTCAAAATATCCCATACCTGCTAACATTATTAAGAATGATACTACGCCCTTAGTGATACCAAGATAGTTGATTGCAAGGGCTGTGAGTAAGCCAGAGAAGCATAATATAAGAAGCTCAACAAACAATCTATAATCTGGTATTTGTGGTGTGTCCATCAACATACTTTCAGAGAGTGCTGCTTGTATTTTATGAGGCTCTAACAGTCCGTTAGGTGTTGCAAGTTGTGGTGATATTCCCTTTGCAGTAAAACCTACAAACACAAATTTATTCTGTACATTTAATTCTTCTAGTGTTGTCTGTGGTGTGTCAACCCAACTAATCCACTTACGACCAAGGCTATCTGTAGAAATGGGAGGGATGCCTCTAACTCTAACCTGTTCAATTCCATTCTGATTTGTTACAATCTGATAAGTCTGACCACCTCCTAGTATTTTTAAAACTTCTGTTCCAAACGAAGCTACCCACCCATTATTTGTTTGTTGTAATAAAGGTATACGCCTTACTAAATTATCTACGTCTACTGGTGCAGATATAGCACCTTGATTGGCTGATTCTTTTAATACATCTATGTTCTGTAAAAAGCCTTGAGCTTTTGGTAAAGATACTATTGGTCCTTTGATAACGGTACCTACAGTAGGAGGATATAACCCGTTGGATATTTCAGGCATAGCTATAACACTTGGAGAGTTTGCAAGTTGTATAGAGAACTCATCGTCTCCACCCATTCTATCTGGATGTGGAAATAACATAACCCAACCAACACCAAGAGCACCAGCATCTATTATATCTTTGTGAATCTTTGCAAGTGTTTCTCTAGGCAGAGGATATCCACCTTGGTCATCTAGGAATTGTTCGTCTATATTAAGGATTGAAAAATATCCGGTAGGTTCCGGAGTTGTAACAAGAGCATCAAAGGTCTTGAGTCTCATTACTTCTAATGGTGCAAGGTTGAAGAGGAGAGGCAATGTAAGTAAACCTATTAGGGTAATTGCCCACTTCATGTTAGTCTCCTTGCGTTATAGTGATAGTAGAATCTCCACCACCATTAACTATAATCTGTGTACTCTTACCATTTTGTATCATTACAATAGTATAAGCATTTGATTTATCTAATTCTAATTTAATTGTATCTTCTAAAGCTTTATAAAATGTTATGACGTTATCTGTCAAGAAAGTATTTATTTGGGTCTCACTATCGTATCCTACTTGAGTACCTTTTAAATCTATATTAGTTTGTAAAATTGTTGAAGTCTGGTCTAGCTCATTGACATCTTCTATGATGTCTAACAAGTCTTCAAGAAAATTTACATCAAGATAATTTATATCTAACTCTGTAAACTCTAAACTATCTTCTGCAAGATAATCTGTTTCTAAATCATCAAACTCAAGGAAATCAGCATCAAGAATATTAGTACTGCTCCCTCCATCTTCTCTCTCATTTTGTTCTACTTCCCTAGGTGTATTTACAATTAACATGTTATCAATTAACTCTAGGGTCAAGTCAAGAATAACGGGGTTTGTGGGTTTAGTTTCAAACATAGAAACTGTAGTAGCTTGGTAAGGCTTGTTAAGAACTACCTGTCCCATAGCTGTTGCGACAACTATCTCTCCACTAGGAAGACCATCATCGTCTGGTAATAGTATAACTAAACTACGACCTAACTCATCTACAGTCACAGTAAAATCTGTACCACGAATACCAATCGTAG